TTACGGCCTGCATGGTCATAGATCACGCCGGCAGGGTCATTGGATTGCACAACCATAAGCCGGTATGGCTTGGCACCAAATACGACTTGCTGGGTGTAACCGCCGCGGTCAAAGTTCACGTATCGCTCACGGCTTGGGCGTACACCGACCTTAATTTTGTAGCCGGCTTGTACTTGATCGGTTCGCCAACTGGTTTCGCGGCCTTTTACTAGGTTGCCTCGAACCATGCCGGAAAGCGGGGCGCCGTTGCCTTTGCTGTTGTCAAAATGGGCAACCATGCTGCGAGCTTCAACCAACATTCTTTGGCCTGAATTGCTAATACGTTTGGTAATTCGGCGCCTGTACGAAGGGTCAATTTTGTTTAGTTCGGCTAAGGCTTCCTGTATACCTTGAATTTGTAAAACCTGTTGGGCCATGCCGGTTACCTTTTGTTTCGTTCCCCTAGCACTTTAGCCACCGTTAATAAGTCTTGCGTGTCAAACACTTGCGCGTACCAATGCGGCGCCCACCCTGTTGCAACTAACAGTTCGGCTAATTGCCGGCGGTAGGTGCCGCTTGGGTAGGGTTTTGGGCCTCTTGCGCGATTACCTCAACGTTGGTTACTTGTTTGCAGTACGTGTCAAATTCTGACGGCACAACAATTTTAGATTGTTTGCTTGCTTCCCACGCCAAAAATAAAAGGTCCTCAACACCAATGCCGTTTGCCATGTCGGCAGCTTTGCGTTTAAAACGGCGTTCCCATAGCACAATGGTAAAAAGGTTTGTGCTTACTTGGTACGTGCCTTCGTGGTTGGTTACTTCAAGGGTTAATTGCATGTGTGCCTTCTTTCGTGTCGGGCCGATTGTTCGGCGCTAATTATGCAACGCTGTAAGTGCCGCCAACAAAGGTTATGTCAATTGTTGAAAGCTCGCCCAGCGTGGCGTTTACAACTGGCATTTCGAGCAACGCGCAATTCGTAAGGGTAAACAACTCACCCTGTGCGTCAACGATTACGTCAACGTCGGAATTGCCGACTAGTGCTGCCAAAGTAGCGTAAGTCTCGCTAGCTGCGTATGACATGAAAAGCGAAAGGGTGACTTCGTGGTTGCCCAATCCTGCTTGGTACTGGCGCGAGGTCTGCCCAAACGTTGTGTTTTCCAACTGGTCAAAACGGTGCGTAAAAGTTGCTGCGGTGCATTGGTCGGTAAGCGAAACGCCATTAACCGAAACGCCCGGTGTTGCCAAATAAGTGCTAGTTGCCATGGTGTTTATTCCTCTTTCGTTGCTTTCTTATTTTTAGCACCTTTTTTCGGTGCCGGTGTGGATACTTCCTTGGTTACTTCCTCGGTCGCTTCGTCCTGGACTTCCTCAATAAAGCCGCCCCAAATAAGTGCAGGCACGTTTAAGCCCGGTCGAACCTTAAATTCTTGGCCTACTACACCAATGCGCGGGCTTTTAATAATGTACATAGGCACCTAACTTGTTTGGGCTTGCATTTCAATAGTGAGATCATACGCCGAAAGTTCGCTGCCGCCGATAACCGCAATAGTTGGGCGACCGTCTACAACTGCCACGTTTTTGGTTAGCACCTTGGCGACCATGTTCATAAGTGACCGTTGGGCGTCAAGGTTGCCCGGTCCCAAAGTAATTAAGCGCACGGGGAAGCTGATCTTGACAATGTTGTAGTTCCATGACACAAAACTAGGGGCGTCAATAAATGCACACGGCGGGTTGAGCGAGCGCGGGTCATTTGTGACGGTTAAGCCTGTGATCGTTTGCAGGGTCGCCGTTAGATCGTCGAGCGCTTTGTTAAAAAGGTCGGTGTATGCAACGGGCATTATGCGACGGCCGGGCGGTCAATGCCCAATAGTTGTTTAATCATTGGGCTAAGGCCCATGCTTCCACCCGAAGCCAACCCGTCAAAACCTGCAAAGTCTGTTACGGCGCCACGCTGACGGTACAAAAAGCCTGCGTAAGCAATCGTGCCAAGAAGCACCGAAGCATTAGGCACCGTCGTAAGGCTTTCATTGCGATAACCCGCTTCCGCTCGACGCCTATAACAAAACTCATTTGAAGCCTGTCGGCATTGTGTAATAAATGCTTGGTCCGACGCGGTAGCTGTTCCTATTCCTAACCAATCTTCAATTTGTGCGTCGGTAGTTACCCATGTGCAAACGGGGGTTGTTGTCAACGTGCCAGTAGCGGCAACAATGTTTACGTTTGCAGCTGTCTTGGCAACAAGCACTTGGTTGGCAATTGGGGTTTCAATGTCGTATTGAAAAAACCCTTGTTCGTCTACGCCCGTAAAGTAGTACTGGGGCAACTCTCTAACGGTGTAAGTGCCGTTAAAGGTCGCGTCAACCCCTGCAATAGTTACAGACTGACCAACCTCTAAAGGGTCGGCGTTAGTGACTAATACAACAACCGCGTAATTGTCGGTTAAGTATTTTTGTTGGACCGAATAGACGGCCATAACGGCCTACCTTTCGGTTATCAGACGAACTTAACGAACTTGGTCGCGTCGGCCATGAAAGTTGCAGCGTATCCACGGAAAGCAATTGTGCGTCCCATGGTTGCCGGTACTTCAACGCTGATCGCACCCTTTTGCTGTTCGTAGAATTCGAAGCCTGCGGCAGGACCTGCAGCGTGGCCCATGAATGAGCCCGGCGCGTTTTTGTCAACTACCAACACCAAGCCCAACGGGTTGCCGTTCCATGAAGTTGCAGACGAATTACCGGCAGCGTTTTGACCCATAAGGTTAGGTGCACCCGTGTATGGGAATACTGGACGGTCTTGGTTGTCTACCGACGACGCAAGGGCCGCCCAACTGGCAGGTGTTACCACCATGTGAGTAGGCAAGTAGTTTGACGTTGCCGAAATTTGGCGTGCGCCTTCGTAGATCGCTGCAACCCAATCTGCACCGCTTGCGGTGTCTGCAACTGATGACGTTTGGCTGATTGCTGCATGGCATGTGTCAACCGCGTAGTTGTCGGTTGCTTGACCGTAGGCAATTGCCAACTGGTTAAGAATAATGTCAATGCTTGAAGGGTCTGACCAGTCAAGGTCTTGTTCGGACACGGTCACGTATGTACCGAAACTTAATTTGCTGATGTCAGAATTCGACACGCTGACAGTTGACGCGTTTAGATCGTCAAATTGTGCGGCCTGTTGTGTAACAACCGGACGTGTAACAATTTTTGGACGGCGGAACGTGGCGCCTGCGGTTGGCATTGCGCGGGTACCAATTGCCGTTACGAACGGACGAATTGGGTTAAGCCCGTCGTACACGCTGCCGGTGATAATTTCCGGCAAAATGCCTGGGGTGCTCTCGGTGTTAATGAAAGGTGCAACGCCCGGCGCTGCTTCAATTCGAGCAGCTGCAATGTTTGCGTTCATCTGTGCAAAATCTGCACCGCCGCGCACATAACTTGCAATGTATTCCGACGTTGAAGGCAAGCGCAATTTTCGTGGCTGTGCGTAAATGGTTTGAACTGTTGAAGCCTCAACAACTGCAGGGGTTTCTACTGGGTTGGTCATTTCGGTTGTTTCCTTTTCTGTGTCCTGATCTTTATTTAACTCTACTTCGGGGTCGTTTTGGTGGATACTGGCAGCGACGCGCTCGACCTTGGCGGCTTCAAATGCGCCGTATGGCAAAAGGCTTAGTTCCTGCCATTCTGCTTTTGTAACAATCATGGTGCCGGCTTCGTCAAAACTAAATTCCACTGGGATTGCGCCAACGCTAAGGCTGTCTAAAACGCCGTCCATGGCAAGTTGCAAGCTCTCATTTCCAAGCGCGGTTTCGCTAATTTTGGCTTCAAACATTACGTAATTGCCGACTTCCTCGCGCGCTGTTACAACGCCAATTGGTTGTGTGCTGTCGTGGTACAAATACATTTTCGGCTTTTTGCCTTCCAACGGCAACGAGCCTTTTTCAAAACGGACCTTTTGGCCGTCACTTACCACGGCTTCAACGCCGTATTCGAGGGCGACGCCGGCAAGGGTTCTACGTGGCAGCGCGTCGCCTTGCGCGGCGTCAATCTTTAATTCTTGTGGGGTTAACCTAAGCATTGCTTTCCCTCAATTCTTCGGGTGTTTCTTGTACTTCAACGTTTGTGTTGTATTCGTTGCTTAAATAACTTTCAATGTCAAACATTACCCCGGTGCCGCGCGGTAGCACGTTATCCGCGCTTAGCGTTTCTTGTATGCAATCTATGTAGGGTTTTACGCCGAACGTGTAAAGGTCGCGTGACGCTTCGCTTGACGAAACGTAACTGTAATTTCCAATGCTCACGGAAACGAGGTACGCGGGGACGTTTGCAATGCGGGCAATTTCTTTTGCTTGGTATTCGGCGGCGTCAATCAAAAGCATTTTGTCGGGTGTTGCATTGTTTGGGATTACTTCGACAAATTCGTTTACCGCACTTGTGGCCGAAGCAAAACGTGCTTCGTCGTAGGCAGCTGCAAGGTCGCGCAATTCTTGCGGGCTCATGGGCTCTCCGCCAACTTGACGCAAAGTAACTGCAGGTTGAAGGCTTGACGCATTGCGATTGCGCGCCTGTTCAAGTTTTAGCGCGGTATCTACTGACGTTGCACCGGTGTAAATAAGTCCCTGAATTGGGCTTAAAAACTGAACGCAATCTTCCCAACGAATTGGTAAACCTTGAAACAAAATTTGTTTAGACGGACCAAACCAAACGCCCGTGCCTTGGGCCTGATCTTGTGTCGTGACCATTGCGGCGGGTAGGCGCGTAAACGACATGGGGAAGCCGTCGCTCGACCTCTCGGTACAAAACCAAAAAGCCCGGCCGTAAAAAAGTAAGTC